GTCCCGCGCGGTGCGCGGCGGGGGGGGGGGGGGGGCCCCCCCCCCCCCCCCCCCGTGACCTCACTCAGCCACAGCCGTCCAGCAAGGAGGACAGATGCCCATCATCGCACCGAAGCAGCGGGTCAGCGCCCCCGCTGCCACGCCCCTTCCGGGCGGGCTCTTCTCCCAGTTCGCGCCCATCGAGGACTCCTCGGTACGGTGGGAGAACGGAGTCACCTGGGAGGACGTCGAGCGCGCCCAGCTTGGCGCCATCGGCCAGTGGCAGAGTCCCGGCACCGTTCCCGGCCTGCCTAAGACCCTGACCGACCCGAAGTGCCTGACCCTGGAGTCCCAGGCCCCCCTCACCGTGTACGCGGCCTACCGCACCACGGCCCTGAGCCACTCCCCTCAAGAGGCCACCCAGATCGCCGCCTCCCGGCTGCTGCTTCAGGAGGAGCACGCCGTCGAGCAGGCACTCTGGAGCGGCGCTCCGAACCGCGGCCTCGGCCTCGGCAAGGTTCGCTCCTACGCCGCCAAGGGATCGGGAAAGCTCGACATGCCTCAGGGCCTCGCCGCTCTGGAGCACTACGCCGCTCAGTACGGGGCTCAGCCGACTCTGCACATCCCCCGCCGCCTGGCCAGCCTCATGGCGAGCGCCAAGCTCATCAAGGACGCCCGCGGGGGCGGCTTCGAGACCCGACTCGGCACTCCGGTCGTGGTCGGGGCGGGCTACCCGGACGAGATGCAGATCGTGGCCACTGGCCAGCTCGTCATCTACCGCGGGGACGCCTTCACCTCGACCAACGGCGCCGGCGGGTTCGACAAGGAGCAGAACGACGTCACGGGCGTGGCTGAGCGCCAGTACGTCATCGGCTTCAACAAGTGGGACGCGTTCCGGGTGACCGTGGATGCAGGTATCCCGCAGCTTGACCTGAAGGCGGCGGAAGAGTGATCTCCCGCGCAGCATCAGTCGCCCTGGCCGTGATCGCCGCGGCCGCGGTCTACACCATCACTCAAATCACGTACGAAGGAGAGCGCTGAACCATGGCGAAGACGCACTCATACACACCAGTGCTGGGGAAGCGCATCCGCGTCACCCCTCTGGACACCTGCGGAAAGTTCGACAAGGCCCAGCACAAGCCGGTGGCCACCTCCGGCTTCGTGTCGGTCAAGCTGGCTGCCGAGGTCGAGGACGGCACGGAGATCACGGTCCGCAAGGCCGACGGCTCCCTGTGCGTCAACGAGAAGCAGTCCAACACCTTCAAGTTCTTCACCGTCGAGCTGGAGTTCTGCGGCGTGAACCCCTCCGTCCTGGACATCGTCACCAACGCGACGAAGTACCTGGACCACGCGGGAGACACCGCCGGCTTCAAGGTCGCCTACGGCAAGATCGAGAAGAAGTTCGCGCTCGAGCTGTGGACCGGCCTGTCCGGCCAGGCCTGCGCCGAGGGGGCTGAGGACGCCAGCGGCTACCTGCTGCTGCCCTTCATCACCGCCGGCACCATCGGCGACATCGAGGTCAACGGTGAGGACGCCATCTCCTTCTCCATGACCGGCGCCGTCACCAAGTCGGGCAACGCCTGGGGCACCGGCCCCTACGACGTGGTCAAGAAGGCCAAGCAGGGCGGCGGCGGCTTCGACAACGCGAAGCTCCCCACCCCGCTCGACCCGCTCGACCACCTCCTCATGATCGACACGGCTCTCGCTCCCCCGCCGGACAGCGACCAGCCCGTCACCGTCGCCTGAGGTACAACCCCACCCTCAGAGGCACTGACAGCCCCGTAGAGCGCACAAACGCCCTGCGGGGCTGTCACCGTACCGGCGTCACGTGAAACCGCCTCTACGCCTCTTAGGCGACCCCTATGGGTATACTCTTCCGTGCGGGCACCGCCTATGGCTCAGCCTGGCGGCGTAGCCATCCCGCACCACGTACGCGCTGTAGGAGAGGGCATGGAAGAGATCGAGAGAGGCTACGGGCCTGGGGACTGGCCGGTCTCCTACAGCGCGTGCGAGGACCTGAAGGAGTACCTGGACGAGGCCGGCAGGCCGGCGCAGCAGCACACCTTCGAGGCCATGGCTACCCAGCTGCTCTGGGAGTGGACCGGGCGACGCTTCGGGACCGACATTGTCACGATCCGGCCCGAGCCGGCCGACTGCGTGCCGCCGCCCACCTACCAGTCGCAGGACTACCTGAGAGGCTTCCTCCCGTTCCGCCTGGGCGGCGTGCTGCACGACGTCGTGTGCGGCATCTGCGGTCCCTACTGCACCCACCCCTCAGGGACTCCGGCCATCCGCCTGCCTGGGAACGTCCACCGCGTGCACCAGGTCACGATCAACGGCAAGGTGCTCCCGCTGGGCGCGTACCGGCTCATCAACCACTCCGTGCTCCAGCTCACTGGACGAACCTCACCGCTCGGTCCCGACGTTCCGCTTGTATTCCCCCCGGTACAAGACCTCTCGCGGCCGGCGACGGAGGAGGGCACCTGGGAGATCCGCTACTCGCAGGGCGTCCCCGTCCCCGAGGGCGGCCAGGTCGCCGCTGGAGTGCTCGCGCTTGAGCTGGCCAAGGCGGCCTGCATGGACCGCGACTGCGCCCTCCCGGCGCGCCTTCAGTCGGTCACCAGGCAGGGCGTCACCGTCCAGGTGCAGGACGACTTCGACGAGATGCAGGAGGGCCGCACCGGCATCTGGCTGGTGGACTCCTGGGTCGCCTCGATCCGCAAGCCTCGGCAGGCCGCTAGGGCCTACAACCCCGACGACTACGCGCGCCGTCAGCCTTCTAGCCGCCGCGGCGGGGTGATCTGGTGAGCCCGGCCCCGCGCCTGTCGCGCCGTAACCGCGCTCAGAGCGAGGACTACGCGGCCCTGTCGGGCCGCGTCTCCTCGACGCCGTCGGTCGTCCACTCCACCGCGCTCGCCCTTCTGAAGGGCGGCGCTCAGGCGCTCTCCAACGCCGTCTCGCAGGCCTACGTCGCCCCGGGAGCCGAGGTGGCCTGGGACGAGTGCTGCGCCGGGCACCTGTACGTGCGCACCGTATCCGTCTCGCCAGTCTTCGGTACCCGCGCCGCCGACGGCGAGGCGTGCTCGGTACGCTACTGGGCGGCCACCTACGCCCTCGGCACGTTGCGCTGTGTCGAGGTCGTGGACGACCGCGGACGGGGGCCCCGCCCCTTCGACCTGACCGCCGACGCGGCGGTCCTGCATCAGGACATGACTGACCTGGGCCGGTTCCTGACGTCGTCCACGAACGCCGACGCGATGGACTGGGCCGCGTCCGGCCCCGACGGCGGCTGCGTGGCCGGTGAGTGGACCTTCACTGTCCGACTGAACTGCCCGTGATCTACAGGTGTGAGATGGTTCACGTCAACGTCCGGTTCAGGGGGCCAATCCGTGAGGATAAGGTGGCCCAGATCACTAAGCAGGCGGCTCTGAAGGCGTCCCGACGCACTCAGGGGCGGATCCAGCGCAACATCCGCGCCAAGGTCCGCGTGAACTCGGGCCGTATGGTGAACTCCGTCACTATTGAGCGCGTCCCCGGCAAGCACCCCCTCAACCCGACCTTCGAGATCGGGGCGCGTACGCCGTACGCCGCCTACCAGGAGAAGGGCACCAGGCCGCACGGGCCGGTCAAGTCCTCGCGGATGGTCTTCACCCCAAAGGGCGGCAACCACGCCGTCTTTGCCAAGTGGGTCAAGGGCATCACGGGCGCCCACTTCGTGCGGGACGCGCTCCGGCTTATCAAGCCCTCTGACTTCCATTAGAATCGCCTCATGGCTACTATCACGATCCCCGGCAAGACCCGGAAGTCCATCACCGTTGACCTGGTCGGTACCGAGTACAAGGTCCGCCCCCCGAAGGCGTCCGTCGCCATCTTCCTGTCCCAGGCTCTCAAGGACGCCGACGAGGACTCTGAGAAGATCATCGACGGCCTGGCCAAGTGGTGCCACGTCCTCTTCGGCAAGGAGACCGGCGCCGAGGTCGTCAAGCGGCTGAAGAACCCCGCCGACGACCTCGACATCCCCGACCTGACCGACCTCATCTCCGCCGTCATGGAGGAGGCCGGGGAGAACCCTCCTACGTGATCCGGCGCCTCCTGGCCTCGGCGTACGCGGAGTGGGACTACATAGATGGGTTCTGCCTCGGGCACGGGATCGACCTGGAGACCCTGCCCCTGAACCGTTTCTGCCACGTCATGTGGTGGATCCTCACCCGCAACGCCGAGGACGAGGGCGCTACCGAGAAGCTGAAGCGGGACCTGTGGCTCCCACCAAAGGGGGCCGTGGTCACAGATCCGAGGAGCCCCTGGTACTCGGGCAACGAGTCGAGCGGCTTCGGGTCCCTTAAGTCGGCCCTCGGAATGTGACAGCACCTATAGGACACGCCTATGCGGGCGGTATCATGGCCTCAGACAGGAGTCGGGCCGCGATGCCGCCCCGCCCGCCCCCCGCCGGGGGGGGGGGGGCGGGGGGGGGCCGCGCGTGCG